AGGTTGCCTGTGAGAGGGACACTCAGGACTTACACTGGCCACTGGATTAGAGTGACGACCGGTTAAATTAAATATTTATTTACATTGAGCAAAGAAGTTTCCAGGAATTACAACAACATGGCCACCGTGCCTGCCGCTTTCATGGCCATTAGGGAGGCTTCCTCTGGGTTCTTAAGAGCCCAGATTCCAGCTTCCTTGGCTCTGCGTTTGGCGAGGCGAAGTAGTTTGTCAAGATGTGAATCGTTGGAAGATACCAGAGGCACTTGCGTGCGAAGAGCATACAAAAGCAGATCAGTCTGGCCCCAAGGGGGCTGGAAAATCATACTAAATGCAGGATCTATGGTATAATAGTTCAAGACCAATTGAACTTTGACACGTACCGTTTGAGTAGGATCCATGTTCTTGATCCCAAAATAACCCCGCGGACCTGTGACCAGGTTTTCGGTGTCAGTAAGAGAATAAGCACGGATGTCGTCGTGAAGTAGGTGCCAGTGACCCCCCCCGTCCGTCTCACCCTGGGAAGCTAATCTCCCTTCGTAAGAATCGAAAGGACGTTGCGCGATTGCTGAGTAGAAACCACTCTCAGGAATGATTTCTTCTGAACAACCTGCAACAGCGATGGCTCCTTGGTTTGCCAAAGTTGAACCTTGGAAGGTAACTAGGCAATCCATAAATGGGATGGAGATTTTGTCGGCCACGGACAATACCTTTTCCCACTCAGGGGTAAAGACATCGAACACGGCTTCGTTGTAGACTGGGGCACAGGTCAGGGTACCAACTGTCGGGCCAATGGTGAAGGTGCCGCCAACGCCAACCGCATTTGATCCTGCCGAACCAGCATCGAGACTCAGGGCAAAGTGAGTCGCAGTACTAGGATAAGCAAAATTTGGGAAGGTGACAGCACCATAATTGGGCGAGACAAAGAGGGTACCAGCATTCACCCAGGCTCCTACGCTGTAATACCACACAATACATGAATATCGGGCAGGTCCAAACGCCCCAAGGGAGCTTGAAAGAGCGACATTCACGGTGACGGTGGCACCAGCAGCAGAAGCAAGAGCAAAGCATGGTCTACCATCCACTTCTACCGATTCAGAGCTGCAATTATTAACGGCAGTTAAAACGGTATCAATGGAGGCAAGGCACTTCAAGAGGGTTCCACTGATAACGTCCGAAGATTCGGGAACGCCAGCAGTGTGCGAAATCATTAAAGGCCGGCTGATATCAGGTTGTACAATGACTGCAAAATCAGAGACACCAGTGACATCAACGATCATGGGGAAGGTAACGGCTCCAGCCCGTGAGGGACAGAGTGAGGGTGCAAGCATGGAACGGCTGTGTGATGGATTGACCACATGATCAGCAAATTCCGCGAAACGAGGATTACCTTGGGTTACCTTGGCAATGGCTTGTTTCTTAACTAACGCCCTATTCTTCGACATGATAAGAGAGTTGTGCAATGTGAAATTAGTTTGAAGATCCTATTTCAAGATCTAACCGGTCACCTAGTGATTTAAAGTGCTCTAGGCTTGCGCACTCACGGTGGTTTGAAAATGTGCCGTGAAAACATTATGGGACTCTAACGCGGTTCCCGTAGCGCCTGGTGATTTGGAGTGTGCCAGGAAAACACTAGCCAAAATTTAACGTGGGGCTAATCACGTCCAGATGTTATACACGTCTGAAGGCGTGTTTGACCTATTTGGAGCCTGGTCAAAGGCAAGAAGCACCGCTTAGGTAGCGGTGCCAGAAACCTCAGGGAGAGTGCCCTGATCACGAAGGTTTGGCCGAAGCCGCGCCAGCCCCTTTTGTAGCTGGTTTGCTGAGGCTCACGTGTGCGTATTGACAACTGTTGCCATTCTTACACTTGCGTGTATAATAGAAAGCATTACATGAGCCTTTAGGCGGCTTCGGACGCTGTGGTCCCTTTCCTCCTTTACTAGAAGGTTTGGTGGTTGATTTTGCCCCCTTTCCCTTATCGGGTGGGGGGGACTTTGCCTCTTCTGGAGTAGTTGAGGTCTTGTTCTTTTCCGCTGTCTTGCGAGACTCAGAAGATTTCCGCAGCTCTTCTGCCGTGGGGTGAAGGTAATCATAAAGAATACGTTCATCTTCCTGTTTGCCCCAAGCCAAAACTTGTTGTCCGCGGAGTTTCTTGGCAGCCTCTGACTCAACATTTTGAATCATTGGACCGTCAGGCTCATTTGAACCCCAAGCTTGAAGCTTGCGTTCCCAAGTCCATCCGGGTGGTGGTTTGCCACCGATGAGCTCGGGTATCCCAGCATCGCCGGGCAGGGCGGTCACCGTGATGAACTCAGGTGGCGCAGTGAGTCTAACACTCCGTTTCAAGTAAGGAGTCATCTCCTTTTCGGCTTTCTCCTTTTGTATTGGAGTTGGCTTTGGTTCATCTTTCTTGGACGAACTTGATTTGGGTGTAGTTTTCTTCTTGCTTTTGTCAAGCGCCTTCGGTTCCGTTTTGGAAGGTTGGCTTGGGCCAGAAGTTTCCTTATCCTTGCCTTTTGATTTGGGTTCGGATTCCTCCTTCTCCTTGCCTTTTGGCTCTGGATTTGGAGGGGATTGGCTAGACGAGCCGGGTTTACTGTCAGGTTTGTCTACATGGCGGAGATGGCATTTGCCACCCCGATTGCAGTTACCAATCTCATGTTTCTTACATATGGGTTGGTACTTGGGTGCTGGCTCACCATGGAGCACGTCATCTACGACAACGCACAAACCAGGGGCTACAACCATATTCTCGACCCACAATGGTGGGGGAAAATCTGCAATACACTTGGCGTCGGCCATTGCGTCGGACCAAGCGTAAACTTCATCTTGACCAACCGGAGAGTCTTTGATGAAGAGTTCGACCACCTCCTCAATTTCTTCGGGGGTGGTGGGGCCGGGGAAAATCGGTTTTCCGGCCCATTTGTTTCTAATATCGCGGGATTTGAGAACCTCACCATCCTTAAAAGGTAGGCCGAGGTTATCAGTGACCCAATCACCCTCCCAAGTACCATGATCAACACACCTGAGCACAGCGAATGCCCAGTCCCCTAAAATGGGTGTGGTATTGTCGGTAACGTAAAGACTTACAGCCTTGCGCCACGCGATGGCATCGAGAGTTTGATTATCTGCTCGTTTTGCAGAGAAATGCAGCTTATTAGCAGCACGGTTGACATCATGAACGGAGGTATTTGTGCTCCAAGGATCCAAATACCAACGGCCAAGAAAGCCAACACAACTGCCAGGAGTTTTGACACAAGATTTGGTGACAACCTGGAACTCTTTCATCACCTTGTCCATGACTTCATTGTCAGGAAAATATGATAATCCATCATCTCCACCATATAGCCCTAATTTAGCATAAGCTTCAGAAACTGAAAGCCCACACCGCCTGAGGACGACAAAGCAAAGAAATGCATTAATAAGAGAATTGCCGACGCTAGTGCATGCAGAGCCAGAACAACGTCCGGTACCACAATTGTAACAAACACCATACTTGGTGCGGAAATCTCGAAAGAGTGTTTGGTTGAACAAACTTTGTAACTCCTCATGGTGTTCGGGATCGAAAATCCTTTCATATACCATGAGTTCGAGGAGTCTTAACAGCTCTGCAATAGTGCCGTCAAACTTACTGAAATCAGTTTCATTGATCTCAGGCTGTTGCTTACAGAATTCGTGAACTCTTTCAGCAATCACCTCGGGGGTATGCCCGAAAGCATACCAAGCTGTGTTCTCCTTGAGGAGAGCCGAAACACGTAATGTGTAACGGAGGTAACGTACCACATGCCGTTTGTCCACGTTGCTGATATTGCGCGGTGGTTTGACGGAAGGGTAAGCCTCACACTTCTGAAAAGCCTTGCAGATAAGATCATCACGATCTTCCGCAAGCGATTCATCAAACGCTTTCTTGTAATCATCCCATTTCTTGCCAGACGTCTTTTCAAGGACATCCTCGGGTGTATGGGGGTGATGACGGCGTTTGCGGCCAATGTGGCAATCCTTAGCAATGCAATTGGTGAACTCCTTCATGTATTGGAGAACATCCGCAGGCGGAGCTTTGAAAGGATCAGGGCGTGGTTTATCAATACGTTCTTGAATGGTCATGCTATCAGATGATTCATTTCGAACGGCTACAACACAGCCATCAACAACTGGCATTGTGACGACTGAGCCTGGTGGTTCACCCTCGTTGTTCCCATCCGTTGTTATGGGATGGTAAGAACGAGGACAATCGCCAGGTGTGACGGTGCTCATCATCATATCAGTGCGAGGCTCAATCTGTTTAAAGAGTGAACGCAAGTGATACGCGTCCTTGACACCAGTGATGGCTCGGAGCGTCTCAATAGAGATATGATTGGTTCTAGCAGCAGCGATGCAATTGAAGAATTGGTGGGGTGGCATTGAATATACCACATTGGTTCCCTCCTGAAAGAGGGAAGCAGACTCGCCCACGGCCAAGGAGTAAACTCCTTTACCATGGTCGATGCTGCTCAAGCGTGTAAGAGGAGCTAGGCTCCCAATATTGGCTTGAACACAATTCGACAAGACGCCGTGATAGTAAACACGCGTTTTGGGCACGATCAAGACTAAAGCCCGACCGCACTCAAGAGGTTTGTGATGTAGGTTACAGATAATTTTAACCCGTTTCCAACCGATAAAATCCAACGAAACGTCGAATTCTATAATATCCCGATTCCAGTCCCACAATTCGTGGGTGAACTCGGCACGAGGCGAAAATTCGCAAGCAAAAGTAGTCCCCTTGAGAGAGTACGAACCTGATGGTGCAAATTTCGCGACAGCACGCGGCATGAAGGTATATAATACAATGCATGCGGTGTTGGCAGCCATACGCCCAAGACGATCGATATCAACGTAAAAGTCGACATCAACCATCTTGACCATATGTTTGGGTTGGAGTTGATCCAGCCTATACGGGAGATGTAGATCCTTTCCTCCGTAATAGAGGCGAGAACCGTCAAAACCCTTGTCGTCATCGCGAGTGGAATTGCTCTCACTGTAAATAGCGAGGTGATGTCTTTCAGCAAGTTCATTGATGAAATCATCGCAAGACCGTCGTTGTGCGGCTTCGTAGGCATGTGGATTGTGCTTGACAGTACAAGACTTGGGCTGTTTCAAAAGAAAGTCATTACGCAAGTTACGAGCACGGGCAAGTGAGAGGTTGTTACCTATATTATTATTTGACAAATAACTAGATAAGTAGTTCCTGACAGTAAAATCCCAGGAAAAGAAGGGCCGGTCGGAGATAAGGGGAGCAGGTCTCTTACGCGGTTGCTCTCGGATAGAGAGACCACGTTGAACACACTCCTGCATAGCTACGGCCAGCCCAGGGTCAATCATTAATTCTTACAGTAATGAAGGAACACAGAAAGTTGTTTAAACTTTAAAGTTGTAATCTAAAGGGGGTTATTAAACCTATAGATGC